CCGTCTGGGGCTGGGGCCGTGGTGAAGAAGGCTGGCACCTGGGCCACTGGGAGATCGATGGCGACCCGCAGCAGCCCGAAACCCTGGCCCAGCTCGACCAGATCGCCAAGACGCGATGGCGCAAGGCCGATGGCACGGAGCTCCGGCTGACCATGGGCGGCATTGATGACGGCGGGTATGCCACCCATGAGGTGCGCGACTGGTGCCGCAGCCGCACCGCCAGCTGGGTGCCGATGAAAGGCGCGCACCAGAAAGGCAAACCGCTGATCGGCCGCGGCGTGCCGGTGGACGTGAACCGGAAGAACCAGGGCATCACGAAGAAGGGCGTGATGCTGTTTAACGTCGGCTACGACGCCAGCGTGAACCACCTCCAGGGCCGCCTGCGCAATGAGCAGCCAGGCCCCGGTTACCTGCACTTCGGCATGGCCAGCACGGATCAATTCCTGGCTGAGCTGTTCCCGTGGAAGCGAATGCCAAAGCGCGACAAGGGCCAGACCACCTACAGCTGGGCGCTGCCTGCCGGAAGCAGAGACGAAGCCGGCGACTGCACCCGCATGGCCTATGCCGCCCTGCAGCTGGTCACCCGCCGCTACAACCGAGCCACCATGTGGGATCAGCTGGAAGCGCAGCTGGGCAACTCCGCCGCGCCCTCCCAGGCTCAGCCTGCCCAGCCTGACGAACAGCGCCGGGCCGGCTGGCTTGACGGCGATGCAACCACCGGAAAGCCCAACCGCCGCGGCTGGCTGGCTCGTTAGCCTGAACCTATGGCCTACACCTCCACCCAGCTGGCGGATCTTCGCAGCGCCATTGCTGAAGGCGTCCTGTCGGTGCGCTTCAGCGATGGTCGGCAGCTCACCTATCGCAGCCTCGACGAGATGCGCCGGATTGAGCAGAACATGGCCGCCGAGCTGGAGCCAACCACGACCGTGCGCGTGCGCCGCACCTACTACGGGATGACGAGGCCCACCTAATGGGAAAGCGCAAAAAGGGCCGGGACATGGAGAGCGCCCGGCGCGTGCTGGGCGAGTTTGAGGCAGCAAAGGAGACGCGGCGAACCTCAGGCTGGTGGGCCAGCAACAGCGGCCCAAACAGCGATCTGCGGCAGGCCTGGTACTGGCTGGTCAAGCGGCACCAGGATCTAGCCGACAACGACGCCTACGCTTCCAGGGCCATCGGGGTGATCGTCAACAACTGGATCGGCGATGGGATCATGTCCACCCCGCAGGGTGCGACCCGCCGCTACAACCAGTCGTGGAAACGCTGGGCCGACACGCCCGAGAGTGACTTCTACGGGATCCACGATTGGTATGGGAACCAGGCCGTGGGCGCCAGGACCACCGCCGTGCGCGGTGCTGTGTTGGTGCGCAAGCGGGTGAATCCTGAACTGTTCGAGCGCTACGGGATTGCACCGCTCCAGGTGCAAATGATGGAGCCCGACTGGCTCGACTTCAACAAGGACAACGGGATTGACATCCTTTTTGGCCAGCAGTTCGACAGCAGCGGCCGGCTACAGGGCTACTGGATCCGCGACAACCACCCGGGCGAGTCGGTCCTGGCGACAGGTATCAGGGTGCAAAGCACCTTTGTGCCGAAGGAAGAGATCAGCCTGCACTTCGATTCCCGCCGCGCCGGTCAGCGCATGGGCCTGCCGTTTGGCACCGCGGCGATCCTGACCCTGCGCGACATGGGCGACATCAGGGCCGCCCAGCAGATGAAGGACAAGATCGCCGCTTGTTTCTTTGGCGTCGTCACCGATATGGATGGCGAGCAGGATCCAAACAAAACCGGCATCGAGTTCGACACCATTGAACCCGGCGCGGTGGAGCATCTGCCCCCGGGACGCAACTTCCAGGCGTTCAGCCCGCCGAGCTCCGGCGACTTCGTGAGCACCCACCGCGAGTACGCCCACGCGGTCGCAGCGGCCTACGAAATCACCTACGAGTCGATGACGGGTGATCTGAGCAACGTCAACTTTTCAAGTTTCCGTGGCGGCTGGCTTGAGTTCTCCCGCCGAATCGCCTACCTGCGCGGCAAGGTCTCAGTCCCTGGGATGCTCAACCCGGTGTGCCGCTGGCATGACGAGCTGTCGCGGATGACGGGCCTGCTCAAGGGCCCAATGGAGTGGACCCACACCCCGCCGCGCCGGGAAATGGTCGATCCGACCCGCGAGATCCCGGCGCTGATCAGTGCGGTGCGGGCCGGGATCATGAGCCTGTCCGAGGTGCAGCGGTCGTTTGGCTATGTGCCCGAGGAGATCATCACCGAACTGGCCGCCGATATGGATAGAGCCAAGGCCGCCGGCCTGACCCTGAGCGTAGATGCTGGCCTGGTGTCAGATTCCGGCGTAACCCAAGCGCGGCCGGTTGGGTCGGGCTTCATCAGCTCGGCGCCGGATCCGGGCAGCGATGCGGCGGATGGGGCGGTGGCGGAGGCATGAGTAGACGCTCTACGCTGACCGATGAAGAAAAAAAAGCGCATAGAAAAGCGCAAAGAAAAGCGTACTACGAAGCAAACATTGACAGAATAAGAAAAAAGGACCGCGAGCGGCATAACGCAAACAGAGATGAGCGCAACAAAGCCAGTCGCGAATACTACGCCGCAAACAGGGAAAAACTGCTAGAGCAAAACCGCGAGTACCGCGAACAAAACAGGGACCGACTTGCAAAGTGCGACCGACTTCGCTACGAATCTAATGCTGCCCAGCGAAAAGAATACGCTCGCAAGCATCGCCAGGCAAACATTGACAAATGCCGCGAGCAATGCCGTCGAAATTACGCCGCTAACCGCAGTCTTCGGCGCGAGTATGCGCAAAGGAGGCACGAAGCAAATCCCGAGATCCGCCAACAAGCAAATCAACAAGGGCGACGCATCCGCAGAGCGCGCGAGCGCAACGCCATTGATCCGGCGGCCCCGGCAGCAACAGCCGCAGCTACGGCGCGTCGGGTCTGGCTGTTTGGCAACGCCTGCGCCTATTGCGGCAGCGACGGTCCTTTGCATCTTGATCACGTTGAGCCGCTGGCGCGCGGCGGCTTGCACACGCCCGACAACCTGGTGCCAGCCTGCCAACGCTGCAACCTGTCCAAGAATGCCAAGCCCGTAGAGGCCTGGTATCTGAGCCAGCCGTTCTTCAGCCCCGATCGGTGGGAGACCCTGCAGGCTCACACTGGCCGCCGCTGGTCTGCAGCCGAGCAGCTATCCCTGATAAATCTTCTGTCGGCCTAGCAACTCAGACTTCGTAGTCTGAGCGCAGCGACTACCTGCGCAATGACCCTTGGTGTGACGGTGAAGGCGGCGGCTACGGCGCCGGTGCTCCAGCTTTATGGCGACGTGGGCATGGATGTGCTGGCCGCCGACGTGGCCCGGGCCCTGGAGCAGGCCGGCGGCCGGGACGTCACGATCAACCTGTTCAGCTATGGCGGCGACGCTGGCGAGGGCCTGGCGATCCACGACATCCTGGCCCGCTACCAGGGCCAGAAGACCATCGTGATCGATGGCGTGGCAGCGTCCGCCGGCTCCATGGTGGCGATGGCCGGGGATCGGGTGGTGATGCCCGACAACGCCCTGCTGATGATCCACAACTGCTGGAGCATGGCGGCCGGCGATGCTGAATCCCTGCGTACTTCGGCAGCCCTGCTCGACACCTACAGCGCCAGCTATCGGCAGACCTACGCCCGCAAGTCCGGCAAAGACGAGTCCCAAGTGGATGAGTGGATGGCGGCCGGCGCTGGTGCCGGCACCTGGTTCACCGCAGCCGCCGCCGTTGAGGCCGGCTTGGCCGACGAGGTGGTGGCCCCGGTAGACGTTCGCGCCAGCGTGCCGGCGCTCCCGGCCGATCGATTCACCAATCCGCCCGCCGCTCTGCTAAGGAGCTGGGCCGCACTTCCTAGCCTGAGCACAGAGGACAACCCCAAACCCTCCCTGATCCCAATGACTTCGCAATCTCAGGCCGGGGGCGCACCGGCCGCGACCACTGAGGTGCAGCCCGTGGCAGCCGCCGCGACTGAGGCTGTGACCGCTCAGGCTCAGGCTCCCCAGCCTGTCGCCGCCTCCACCGAATCAGCCACCATCGCCGGCCTCCGCCGGGAAGCCGACATCCGCCGTTGCGCCGCCTCGGCTGGCCTGGCCGCTGAGGTGGTGCAAGCCATGGTTGACGGCGGCAAGCCGTTCACCGATGTCGCCATGGAGATCGTGACCGCTCACGCCTCCGTGATCGAAGCCCGCGCTGGCGCTGCTGGCCACCCTGCTCGCATCCAGGTCACTCGCGACGCTGGCGATTCGGTGATGGCTGGCATCGGTGAGATGCTGCACGCCCGGATCAACCCAGGCGCCAACATCGGCGACGCCGGCAAGCAGTACCGCGGCTACTCCCTGATGGAGTGCGTGCGGATCTTCGCTGAGAGCCGCGGCATCAACACCGCTGGCCGCTCCAAGAGCGACTTGGTGGCGATGGCCATGCACAGCACCAGCGACTTTCCCCTGCTGTTCTCCAACCTGGCCGGCAAGTCTTTGACCGCCGCCTACGAAGAGGAGCCCCACACCTGGAAGCCCCTTGCCCGTCAGCGCAACCTGCCCGACTTTAAGAACGCCAGTGATCTGATCATTGCTGCCGACCTCGCCCCCGAGCTCCTGCTCGAAGGTGGCGAGTACAAGAAAGGCACGCTCACCGAAGCCCAGGCCACCTGGAAGCTGGCCACCTACGCCCGCAAGGTGACCATCACCCGCCAGGCCATCATCAACGACGACCTCTCCGCCCTGGAGCGCACCCCGGAGTACCTGGGCCGCGGCTTCCGCCGCCTTGAGTCCAACCTGGTGTGGAGCCTGATCACCAGCAACGCCACCGTGTCTGTTGACGGCGCTGCTCTGTTTGCCGCCGGCCACAACAACACCGGCAGCGGCGCGATTGGCATTGCCGGCATGAACGCCGCCAAGAAGGCCATGCGCAAACAGACCGACGTTTCGGGCGTGACGGCCAACCTGGTGCCTGACTACCTGATCGTTCCCACTGATCTGGAAGCGACTGCCCTGCAGTTCCTCTACCCCACCGGCTATGCCCCTGCGGCGCTGACCGGAGCCGCCGGCCCCAACGTCTACGCCGGTGCCATGCAACTGATCGTCGAGCCTCGCCTTGACGGATCCGCCGTTCAGTGGTACGCCGCCTCGGCCCCGAGCAAGCTGGAAGGCCTCGTCTACGGCTATTTGGCGGATGAGCCCGGCCCAACCATCACCCCCGTGCCCGAGCGGGATCCTGATGGCCTGACCCTGCTGGCCCGCTTCGACTTCGGCTGCGCGGTGAAGGACTTCCGCTTCATCTACCGCTCCTCTGGCTCCTGATCCTGACCTGGGCCGGCGATCCCGGCCATTCCTTCATCCAACCCCCGAGGTAACTCACCGTGAAAAACCACATCCAAGACGGCGACACGATCACAGTGACGGCCCCTGCTGCTGTTGCCTCTGGCGACTTCGTGCAGGTGGGCCGCATCCGCGGCGTCGCCGTCACATCAGCCGCCAGCGGTGCGCTGGTTGAGTTGAAAACGACAGGCGTCTTTGACATCCCAAAGACCGGATCTGAAGAGTTTGCAACGGTGGGCCTGCCCGTCTACTGCGTGCTCTCCGGCAACGGCGTCAAGACCGTCACGACCGCCAGCACCACCGCCAACGTGCTAGTGGGAATTAACCTGGCAACGTCTGGCGCTGTGACCGGCAACCTGCGGGTGAAGCTGATGCCCTCAGCTTCCAATCAGACCGCTACTGCTGTGACCTGATGGGCTGGGCCACCCTTTCGGCAGCAGCCAATCGGGTGGCCTTTGACCGCCTGGGCAGCGTCAGCGTTGTTGCTGGCGCTGTCAGCGGGCGAGGCTTTTTGATGCAGAACTCCGAGCTGATCCTCGGCGGTGAGATCAACGTGATCGATTACCTGCTCACCGTGCCCACCGCAACTTTCGGTGGTTTGGGCTATGGCTCAGTGATCACGGTGGATGGCACCGGCTACAAATGCGAAACGCAGCCGATGCGATTCGACGACGGCACCTTCTGCCGGGTTGCCCTG